GCAAACCGACGTTGGTAATACAGCTGAGATCTCTTACTCAGCGGGTGCAACTCCTAATTACATATCTAAAACAACTTTAGATGACAGTACGTTAGGAACTACATCTCAACAATTAAAAATTGTTGGTGTAAGTAGAGACATCGATAACGATGATCTTACATCAGCAAATGTTGTATGGAGAGTCGTGATAAACGAACACTTCTTCAAGCAACATACAGGTATCTAATAGGAGGATAAAATTATGGCGATATCACGTAATCAACTAGTCAAAGAACTAGAGCCAGGATTGAATGCCCTATTCGGCCTGGAATACAAAAGGTATGAAAATCAGCATGCTGAGATTTATACTACAGAGTCATCTGACAGAGCTTTTGAAGAAGAAGTTATGTTGTCAGGTTTCGGACAAGCGCAAACAAAACCAGAAGGTTCTGGTGTAGCGTTCGATAGTGCTCAAGAAACTTTCACAGCGAGATACACTCACGAGACAATAGCTCTTGGGTTTTCAATCACTGAGGAAGCAGTTGAGGACAACCTTTACGACAAACTAGCTTCAAGATACACGAAAGCTTTGGCTAGATCGATGGCAAACACAAAACAAGTGAAAGCGGTTAACCCGTTAATTCAAGGTCTTCCTTCAACGGACAACTTTGATTCAGGTGATGGTGTTTCTTTATTTAACACTGCTCACACGACAATAGCGGGATCATTTAAAAACACTTTAAGCACGCAAGCTGACTTAAACGAAACTTCATTAGAGCAGTCGTTAATCGACATTGCTGCAATGACAGACGAAAGAGGTCTTAAGATTGCTGCTAGAGGTGTGAAAATGATTGTTCCAAGTGAACTACAATTCACAGCTGAAAGATTGATGAAATCTCAAGGCAGAACAGGAACAGCTGACAATGATGTAAATGCTATCGCATCTATGGGAATGGTCCCTCAAGGTTACAGAGTTAATAACTTTTTAACTGACACGGACGCGTTCTACATCATTACAGATGTACCAAATGGTATGAAGTATTTCGAAAGAGCACCTATCACAACTAAAATGGAAGGTGACTTCGATACTGGAAACGTAAGATACAAAGCTAGAGAAAGATACGTATTTGGCGTATCAGACCCTAGAGGTATTTTCGGCGTAGAAGGTGCGTAATACTTACTAAATTAAAATTAAAAGGGGGCTTCCGAGCCCCCTTTTTTTATGATAAAGAAGAAAGGCAACCATGAAAAATTTCCGTGTACAGATCAGATCTAGGGGTTATTACGCCGATTTTAACCTTACATCAGAGGATAATGAAACAGCCTTTGAAAATGCACTAGTTGACAAACTAGGACAAAATGATATTGTATGGGAAAAAGATGGATTTAGTAATCCGTTTAAAACTTGGATAACCTATGAGGAGGTTATAGATGCAACTACAAGTCAGAGACTTATACAAGCAGAAGAGGAGTCTCGAGACAGAATGGGCGGTTCATCAGCGAGATAACCAAAGGTATACTTTGGATATGGTTAGGATTGACAATAAGATAAGAGAAGTTGTTAATCAGATTAAGCAAGAAGAAGCTAAGATTGCTAATCTCGCTAATAAAATAGAAGATGCAGCCCCCGAAGTTTCAGTAGCTACTTAGTAAAAAGCTACACCGCGAAAATCGCAACTTCATCACGGGCTCTCTTGCACTCTTTAAAAATCTACTATATAACAAACTCACTATACAATTATTTAAGGATTATAGACGCGTATAGTCGACGGCCTAGAGACTATAATCTGTAAACTAGGAGGATATAATTATGGCACAAACTACGTTTTCAGGACCAGTAAAATCTTTAAGAGGATTTGTTACTGCAGGACCTGATTCGGTTGT